GACTTTTGTAGCTACTCATTCATTCACCTATGTATTCTTGATTTAAAACAACACTTTGATTTTATACGGCATCTGATATGATTTGATGCAGTATGGAACATAGTAGATATAATATTTATTATATATTCGAACATATATAATAAGTATTATATTTTTTATAAATTATCACTTACGAATTTTGCTACAAGCTGGTCTGGTGTTAATCCATATAGTCTCGTAGAGTTTTCAATATGTTTTTGATAATCTCTTAAATTAAATTGTTTCTTTTTAAATAACAAACAACGATACGATACGTGGTCTCCACAAGTATTCACACCTCGTTTCATAACTTGATATTTTATTTTATTATAAACATATAGTTTTCCTTGTAATAATAAACTTAAATATTTATTATTTTCTCCAAGTTTTAATCGTTCGTTTGGTGTTAGCCAGTGGCTTAAATCGCAGTCTGGTGGATTTCCGTAGCTGTCAAAAAATTCATAACCGTCGTTATATCTTAACAGACAAGTCCAATGACCACTTGCGGGACTTTCTAATAATAAAATTATTACAAAATCATAAGAGTTAGGTAATAGTTCTTCTATGTTATTATATTTGGATAACTCGGGATATGTGATAATCTTTGTGTCTTCTCCGAGTATGGATTTTAAATCAGTATCACTTAATGGTTTTCTCATCATTTGTTCAATTCTATTCATTATATAATAAATGATATAATTTAAATTATTAAATTATATCATTTATTGTTCTCGAGTGCGTTTAGATGTCGTTGAGTTTTCTCGTGGCGTGCTTTATGGTGTGCCGTGTATGATTTGCCACAGACTTGACATTGAAGCTGTGCGTTTAGTTCGTTCTTATGCTTTATATAGAACTCGTGCCGTCTTGCTTTAATTGATGTTTTGTGTTCTTCATCATATTCTTTTCTGTATTGTTTGATTTTATCTTTGTTTTGCTCTCTATATGCCTTATCATATTCCCTTTAATATCAACTGTCTCTACTTAGGTATTCTTTAAGTGTCCTCCCCGCTATTTGCTTATTAACACACGCCTCCTCGAGTCATATCCAATAACCTTCTCGCTTCGTTAATTCGTCTCTTCCTTCACACGGATACGTTTCTGACCAGCTCAAATTTTGCAGTTCTCCATACCATATTTGTCAAAATAGAGGAATGATCGAATATTCCATACCTTTTGCACCTTTCGTATTGATTGTAATGATCGTCTATGCTCATGCCAAGTTGAGTTACATAGTGGTTGCACAGTGCTACCAACATATGCCTCTGTGTAAGCTACATCTGTTATTTTATAAATCTTTCCATTATTTGTATTTGTTTATATGGATTATTAAGGTCTTCCAGTTCTGATTTTAAGTGTCATATCTATCTTTAAAATACTTCCTACATGAGACGGTCATGATAAGTGATGATGTTTTCCAGCCTGTCGTGTAGCCATATCCCAGATTTGTTGCTATCTCAACAGCTTTGTTTGCGATAGGATGGTCAACATGTCGAGCTACCCAGTTCCTTTACATCGGAGTAATTTTTGAATGAACCCAGTGCATTGCATTTTTGAGAGAGCCTAAAAAGCTGCCACCTGTAAGTTTATTCATATGAGAATGCGTGATAAACTCGGGTTCTTCTATTGTAGCCAGTGTGTCTGATTTTGTTAATAAACCAATATAACTCGATGAGCTACCTTGTTGCGTTATCAGAACACCCGCATTGACTACAAGCACAACTAACTCATACTCGCTTGTGAGCCAGTCTTGTTTGTGTGGATTCTGACAGTTCGCCACCACTTGCAGAGAGAATTGCCCAATGTTTCCGGGGCATCAAACTCTTGCGGCAGTTGAATTACTCTACCCATATCTAATACCAGTATAGAGCCAGTCGTAGGGATTTGACGGAATCCAACAGACACCCGTGTCGCACCAACTCCCGAGTATGCGTTCCGTTGCCATCCGTTGAATGCCCCGAGGTCGCTTGCAGAGACGTTGATTGTAGGCGGCGCCCTAGCATGCTACACCTGATGAGCTTGGAACGATAGTTGCGCCACTGAACTCTTCCCAAGTCAGATTTTTCAAGCCTGACTGAACAGATGCATCGTATAGTTGTTCCTGTGAGAATGTTGCCAATAAACCAGATGTATTATTGAAATTAACACGAATATCATCGATAACTAAATAAGTGTCCGCATCTGTAGGTTTTAAGTTTGATTGAATTCTACGAGCACAAACAATGATTTTATCAGGGATTGACGATAATTGAATATTTGAAGATGTAAGCGTTGCACGATTCCAAGTAGGGAAAGCGCCGTCTCTTTGAATTAAACCGTGTAATCGTTTATCGATAGTTGGTGATGATATTGATGGTAAATTGCTTGTTCTATATATACCAATCTCGTGGTAATTCACAACACATCGAGGATTCTGTAGCATACTTCCTTTAGGAGTATAAAATTTGCATTCCACCACGGCTTCAACAACACGAGCCAGTGTTGCTTCCTTTCCAAAAAATACTGGTGTAGCCCCGACTGCGGTTCCACCCGTATAAATAGGATATCTAGCACTTCGCCAAGCACGATTCGCACTGTTAAGGAAATTTATGGTTAGATTCATATTGTTGATTCCGTATATCCCAGGGTGGTGTCCTTCACAATCCGCACCAACTAAGAACGGACTTAAGAACAATGGTTCTTTGACAGTTATCTGAACATATACCTCATTACTGGTATCTGTAGGGACACCGTTTGCCGTTAAGCCACCATCGCCAGATGTATAGATTTTATCAATCATAAAACTGCCTCGAGTTCGATGAGTGTGAGAACTTCCCGCTGGTCTCATTGAGTCAAAGCCTAAAACATTGTGGTTATGACTTATAAATGCTTGTTCTCTTGTTCCGAGCTTCTCTTCCGCATCTGGAGCTGCCGCTGGTGCACCAACTTCGTAAGCGATTCAGGAAGGCTGCGCCATTCGCCTCTAAGTTCGATTCCAATCAATGATGTATTTAAGAGCCTCGACACCGTCGCTATAGTCTGATAGATAATCACACGTGGTAGGTGTTTTGGAATCATATTTCGCAAGTGTTTCTGGGTCGTATAAACGAGTAAGAATGTCAAATACGTCAGATTGTTGCAAACTAATGGTATTATTATTGATTGAGCATTGAATTGTAGATATTAATCGATTTAACGGAAAATTAGCCAACGCATCTGTGACGCCATAATTGATTAACGGACGTACCCGCTGGTAATGTCGTGCTACCATCAGAGCCTTTATAATTTATTTTTAAAACAAAAGTTGTCGCTATCATTAAATGCCTATCTAAATATAGTTTCAAGACTCGGGACTACGATGTTAAACACCATACTGTTAGGGGTTGCTGATATAGCTTTGAAATGCTGTGCTGTAATGTTTTGGCCACCTACCAGAACACCGTATTGAACTTCGCTTTCAGTCGCTATAATATCATCAACTACTTTCACTTTACGAATGGTATCTGCCATATATAATATATATTAGAAAATTATTTTTTCAAAAATAAAAATATAATTAAAATTCTATTTTTTGAATTAATAACTAATATTGAAACGAACGTGTCTAAATAATAATTTTAAATTAGCACAACATCCCGCTGGTAGATATAACGGATACGATAACCCATTTTTACTTTCCCAAAAAGCTTGAACATCGACTCTGTTTAAATTTGTTGATGAGTTCATAGAAATCAATCTATACTCCGCTGATGGTTGATATATTATCTCACCGTTATAATTATTTTGCGCTGATACTGGTATCGAATAGTCGGCTATTATATTAGATAAATCTCCAGATACGGAACTGACAGACATATTTGTATCCCCTATAATTTTAGGGGTGATACAAGAGTCGGGACGATAGGTAGTGTATTTGATGTAAAATATACATTCCTAATCGGATTCATAATGCTTATAGGTGAGAATTCAGTTTGTAATGTAATATATCTATCATATGCATTACCACTTGATAAAATAGTATTAACATTGCTATCAGATTTATTAAATATATTTAAAATATAATTTGTATTTTGAATGGTAGCACCAATCGGTGAATATTGTTCTAATTTTGAAGAAAACGGTAATATATTATATAATTTAGCATTGAAAGATATCTTTAATTCATAATTTCCAGAAGAGCCTATGGCATCTACTGCGTTATCTTTATGAATAGTCATCAAACCACTATTTATATCAAACGATATGAACGGTTGTTTAAATGAAACAGTTATACCATTATTTAGGAAACGTGTTATTACTTGGCCAGTTAATATTTTAAACGTATTATTAACCATATCAACCCAGTCATTTATATTATAAATAAAATAATATCCACTACTCATATCAACACGAGATGATGGTTGAGCTGGTATCGGCTGTGTAAAATCTAAAGGCGTATAATCAACATAACTACTCGCCCCGTAGGTATCTGATGTGATTGTCCCAATTTGGTCTCGTGTATATTTGGTTAACGACAACGTAATAGCATAAACAGTTTTATTGTGGTCGCTTTGCCCTGTTAGAATTTCAGGAATCATAACGGGTAGCGAGTTTGATGTTTGTAGTGTAAATCTAATAACTGAGCAAAAGTAATCCTGACTATTAGTCAAAAAGGGCATATTCCTCGTTTCGTTGAATATCAATTGTTGTTTTTCATTTTGACTATTATTTACAACATCTAAATTTAAATATACGTGCGTAGGGTCAGACATTTATTATATAAAATATATTAGAAAATAATAATAAAAATTAGCCAAAAT